TCAGCCGCTACCATAGCCGCTATGTTCTTTACAGGAATCTGGGAATAAGCCGGATGGGACACATACTTCAAAATAGCCCCCTTGTATTTACCAAACTCCGGATGGTCTATCAAGTAAGTATTAACCTCCAATTCGTCATTTTGCTGTTGTAGTTGCTGTTGGACCGGGGTTACTCTCTTTTCGATTAGCTTATCAATCCTCTTTTTATCCTCCGGGTCCATATCAGCTAGGTCTGGATCTTCTTCTTCTTTAGTTTCCGATTTCTTATCCGGCTCCACCTTCTTACCACCACGAGTAATAATTTCTATCTTCTCCGGATCAATCTTTTCTTCTTTATAACCATATTTAATGGACTGTTCTTCAGTTAATTGATCTTTGTTTTCTTCTAAAAAGGTTTTTTGATCCTCTGTAAGAGCATCGGGTTCTATTGCTACCACTGATTCTAAGGTAATTTCT